GACACCACGCCAGACAAAACTTTGTCGATTGAAGCAATGGATTGCTTGATGCCCTTGGCTGCGTTGTCCATCAACATGGACAGACCAGAGGCTGTGCGACCAGCGCCAGATACGCCGGACGAGCCGTAAACGTAATTGGGGATGCCGGTCACTTCGTCTGCCTGTTTGGCAAACTGGGCATACACGCCCATCAGGACTTGAGCGTTCATGTCCGGTTGGAAGAAACGGACCGCCGGCTGACCACCACCCGTGCGGTCCGTTGTGGTCTGCCAGATCTTCCAAGGATAGATGGACGTAACATCTTCCCCATCTGGCAGTCGGTCAACAGTAACCTCAACTTGGGGTCCGGATGCAACGCCCATGTTGTTTGCCAGCGCGCGCGCCGAAGCGTTGCACATGGTTTGAATGTCACGCATCTGTTCGGCAAGTGCGCCGCCCCAGAATGCGCCCGGGATCTCGTTCCACTGAGCGATGTCGTATGGACGACGACCCAATGGATCAGGATTGATAATTGCCTTGATGACGTATGCGCCGATCATCCAAGCATTTACTTCATACTCTTTGTGAGACTTGATGCTCTTGTCTTTGATGCCCCACTCAATGAGTTTGTCACCAGAAACAGAACCCCAGAATTCCAACGCCTCAATCACAGCGTCGTTGTACAAACGGCTGTGTGGCTTGCCTTCTAGGTTGTCTCGCTCTTGGTCTCCCATGAGCCAATTACGGAAGCCTGTCTCGCCAAAGCGAGTAAGAACTTGATCGATGTTCTCGTCGTTGTAGCCGGGTACGCCACGCATCGATTCCAACTCGCCGCGACTCAGGCGGTGACGCTCAATCAACCAGCCGTCGTTTGGACCGCTGCTGTTGGGTGAGGGATAGATGTCGTATGGAGACACACGGCGGAACTCACGCACAAAGTCAGTGATGACGATGGGCGCGAAGTTGGGACCCCATTCCATGCGCTTGCGGCGATAGACGATTGGACCCTTGAGGATCGCAGTGGGGTAGGTGACAAAGTCATCGATGAAGTCCTTGAAGGCGTCATCAAACTTACCAGAGGACATCTGGTCGTCGATCTTGTCGCGCATGCGCTTTGCGTTGTCTCGCGCTTCTGCGCGGAGCTTTTGCATCACCTCGTCATGCACTTGCTCGAGGCGAGTGCGGAAAGCTTCTGGGTGAATGGAAGCGCCTTGTGCAAGGTATTCCTGAGCTTCGTGGCGAACCAGATCGATGATTGACATCTTGATCTCTGGAGGCAGTGAAGGCTCTTTGGATGGGGTCAAGTCAAATGGGCGCTCGTTAGAAACGCTCATCACATCCTTGATCCAGCTGGCGGCTGCACGGCACTTGATGTCCGTCAGACGCATGTAAATGTCTGAGCCACCGGTGGCGGCAATGTCTTTCGCCTTGTCAGGGTCGTAGACGCCACGACGCTGGCGCTCGCACTTGAGCAGACGCTCAGTGAGTTCTTGTTTGGAAAACTTGGCACGATCCCAGCATTGGTGGATGTACGCAGCCAGAGCAACCTCGGCAAACTCCAGCCCAGAGCCTTTTTGCTCTTCGGCGGATACTTCTACCTCAATGGGTGGTTTTGCCAAAACAATACTCATGTCCAGCCTTTGTTAGATGAAGTGCGAACTGAACGCGCTCTCACTGGATTCAGACCGGATCTGATCCGCAAGCAAGCGTACTGCAACGCATCCTGAATGTGGGAGCTGTCGTCCTTAATTGGGCGGTCACGGAATCTAGCCGGACCAGACGTTTTCAAACGCTCGTAGCGATAGCGACCATTGAAGCCTCGGCGCAATTCGCGACAGCTCGGATCCAAAATGAATCCGGGCATACCATCCGCCATACGAGTCAGGAAGAACGCCACCGATTCACGGCGGGGGATCCAGTCGTTGGTGTTGGCAGGCTCCGTGGGGATACCGCATTCAAGCAGCTCTTGGAAGCAGGTTCTCTCGTCCGTCTGCGCACGGATAGAACCGGCAGGGTCGCCGGCAGAGAACCGCAGGAAACCGCCAAACTCGTTCATCAAGACTGGCTTGACGATGTCGTTGGCGAACTGACGGATACCCATGTCTTGCGACACAAGCTCCCTCAAAATAATTAACTGACCACGCGCCGTCATCTGAGCGATCACGCAGGCAGGGGTGAGACCAAAGTCCCAGCCAAGAATGATTGGAAGCCCACGGATGGGTTCAATCTTTTCTTTGGACACATGAACCTTGTCATTGAATTCTGGGTAGACAGGCTTGCCGTCTGAAGTCGTACCGTAGTTTCCAAGCAGGAAGACATTGATCCAGTCGTCTGTCTTTGCGCCTACTTGGTTGAGGTAGTACTGGTGACCACCCGGGAGGTTGTCGATGTTTTCCGCTTCCGGGTTTGGTTTGTACTCTTCGCCTTCTTTGTAGAGACCGCCGGCTTGACGCCAGAATCCCCATCCGTCTGGGGTGTCTTCTTCGGCAATTTTGTAGTACCAGTGGTCGTCGTCTGGGGGGTTTGTGTCAAGGATGACGCCACTCCAGCTAGGACCGCCTTTGATCTTGCTTGGGTATCGTCCGACCCGCTGCGTGACCATGTCAAAAATTTCTTTAGGAATCTCAGAAGCTTCATTGATCCACGCTCCAGTAAGTTCCAGAGAGCGGAGCTTGCCGGTCTCTGAAGGTTTATCAAGCGCCAAGAACAAAACTTCCAGTTCCATTGACGTCCCATCGCCGATGTCGTCAATGATCATCGTCGAAGTGATTGGGGTGTCCCAGCGAATTGGTGCGACATTCGAAGGAAACCATGTCTCCCACGTTTTGATGGTGGTCGACTTCAACTCAGGGTAGGTGTTACGAATCACAGCCCAGCGGCTGCGGCGCACACCGTCATACCAAGGCTCTTGTCGCAAGGCTCGTGAAACGATCTCAACACAGCAGGAGGAAGATTTGCCGGATCCAACAGGACCCATCAAGCCACGAACAAATCCATCATGAGCGTGGAACTTCGCAGCTTGAGCGCCCGGTGGGCTATAGCTGATAACTTCGTTTTGATCTGCTACTTCAGTCACCGGACTTCGGCACGTTGAGGTTGAAGGTAATGCCTTGCGCCCCTGTATCCAACTTCACATCAGATAGGTTAGGCAGCGACTTGTCGAGGAGAATCTTGGCGGCTTGAATCTGAGAAGGCGACAAGACCTTAGCGCCTGCGACATGCGCATGCAGTTCATTGATGTAGTACGCCGCCTGAATCTTCTTGCGGGTGTCTTCATCGTGACGGATCTTGTTCTTTCTCGCAGCCATTGCGATCTCTCTCTCTCCAAATAAAAAAACCAACCCAGAGGTTGGCTTGTGAATCACTCTGGGAAAGTATCCCAGCCTGTCTAGATTGTGACCACAGTGTTTGATTTTGTAAATCCACTGTACACACCACCCCTAGTGTTTCTGTGTACACATGCATAGGAACACAAGTGGAAGCTAATAGCGACGCAAGGAGCTATTGGCTTCCTATAACTCAAAGAAAAAAATTTAGAGAAGCCAAAAGATACCCCGGGGTGGGAGGGGTAATGGTCCACATGGGGTGAGATGTGCGTGTGCATAGGTAATACGTTGTTGCTTGACGCCCCCATAGTTGCATCCAAGGGGTCCTGTGGGTACACCAACACCCGACGGTACGCCTGTCAGTGTTTATGCCTCCAGCGTTTGTAGCGGAGTTAGACATAAACAATCCGTGAACCTTCCTTGTTTCAACTGGAGGGTCTGTTGCGTGTGCTTACTTTGTGCGTTCCCATGCTTACGCATGGTCGGGCTGTCGTGCTTCGCACTGAGCTTGCTACGCAATCTCATCCCTTCGGGCTTCCATCCCTAACGCTTTCTCATTAAGTGAGGCTTCAGGAGTGCGCCGGCGTCTGTGTTCCCTCATGTAATGAGGAACACAGCCCCCTCTAAGTGGTTGTTTTGTAAATACCTTTTGGAGCTAACTACCATGTGCAAATTCTGGAAAACCTTGTTTTTACTCGTCGATCTCGGTTGTGTAGCAATCGCTGCGATCTCGTTGTTCTCCTACGCATTCCAACTTAAGGATGCGTCTGGGTACTCAATGGATGGTCTTGTAACTGTGATCTGCGTTGTTGCTTCGATCTGCCTTGCTGTGATGAATCACTACAACAAGATTGAGAACATTCGTATGCATTCGAAGGGTTACTGATATGCGACTCATCTGGAGCGCAATCAGTCTTCTCCCTCTGCTTATCTATATCGCTCTCACACAGCTCGGCTCGAGGCTGGTGTAGCGGTCGTCGTTAATTTCTCCCCCTCGCTCTGCGAGGGAAGAAATTCCCTCCTCTTCATTCATGTGTATTTGCGTGTCTTAAACCCTGTTCAACGAAAGGAACTGCTATGAACATCTCTGTAGAACTCAAACCCGTCACTGTCGCACAACAAGCTTTGCTGGATAAGTTGGGTGTCACATCCAAACCTAAGACCCAGCAGGAGGCTTCGCGTCTCATCTATGTTGAGCAAGCGAAGCTTGCGAACCGTATGCCAACTGAGAAGCAGACCAAGAAGGTTGCTGCTTGCGGCAATGGCACAAGCTGGATTGGTCGTGACTTACCCGGAGTTCGCTTCCGTGAGGTCAGCTTCCAGATCGAATTGCTGGAGATTCTGGAGTCTCTAGACAAGGCTGAATCACAGGCTGCTGTGAACTCAGCCGCTGTTGCGATGATTGAGAAGGTGCGTCAGCGTCTGACCAAGCAACGCAAGAACACAAGCTTCGTAGACACCACAGTCACTCCCGAAGCTGCTGACGGTAGCGAACCAGCTCCGTTCTAACCACATACCTAGGTGTGCCAGCAGGTGCTGGTATGCCTAGGTTTCTGTTTTCTGTATTCCACTCACGACTCGTTATTTACTCGAAGGAAAAGCCATGATCAACCCTGCCTATCACCAGTTCCTCATAGATGAAAACAGATCTATGAGAGATTTGCTTCGCAAGCTTTATAAGGAACGCCAATGGATGGAGTGTGAACTCTTAGATCTCCGTTCTCTCCTACGGTTTCATGAACAGCAGGAAGCGCGGTCTCTTAAGGTTTCCGGCGTTTTAGCCCACCAATCTACGACAACTAACACCCATTAACAAGGAGATAAACATGGGACTGGATATGTACGCATACGCAATCGACGCTCGCATGCTGGAAGATGATGCCGAGACAGACTTCAATCCATACAAGGCAGCTCGTCGTGCTGTCGGGTTCCTCGATCTACCTGCCAAGGAGGTTGAGGAGATGTCAGATGCAGACCGCAAGGTCTACTGGGACAAGCTACGCAAGGCAGACATCGACGCTGAGAAGCAGGGCTGGATCAATACCAAGCTGTATTACTGGCGCAAGTTCAACGCTTTGCATGGCTGGATGCATGAGCTGTACATCAGCAAAGGCGGGACAGATCCCGACTTCAACTGCAACACGGTCAGGCTTGACCTCAGTGATCTCGAGGATCTGATGCAGACAGCTGAGAAAGGCAAGCTTAAACCTACCAACGGTTTCTTCTTCGGCGCTCAAGAGATTGAGCCGGAAGATCTGGAATCAATCTTCGACTTTGCTTACAAGGCAAAGGCTGAGATCGCCGCCGGCAGAGCCGTCTTCTACGACAGCTGGTGGTAAGCATGTGCGCCAAGGGAAACCTTGGCTTTCTGAATCAATCACTACTCATTATTTACACGAAGGAATACAAATGATCAAGTCAGAATCAAAGCGCAAGCAAATCAAAACCATCTTGCAGATGATCCGTGCAGCTGGCGGAACATACATCACCATCGACTTCGATGGATCAGGCGACTCAGGTTCTATCCATCACATTGACATAGCGCCACACAACATGGACTTCGCTGTTACCTACGACGAAGACAGTTCTACCTACAGCAATGGCGAGTGGATCAAGAAGAGCGAAGCCAAGACTCAGCCTGTCATGCAGGCGCTTGAACAGATCTGCTACGACATGCTCGAGGTTACCGGCATCGACTGGTACAACAACGATGGCGGGTTCGGTCAGCTGGAGATTGACCTGACCAAAGGCAGCGTGAAGCTCGAGGTTAACCAGCGTTACACCGAATACAGCACGGACACCTTCGACCTCAACGAAGACCTCGAGTTCACGGACTAAGCCATGCCTATCTACAGAGTTGAACTCCACCGCACAGAGTATCTGTCCGACTCGATAGATGTTGAGGCAGACGACGAAGAGTCGGCGCAAGACAAAGCATGGGATTTATCAGGTAACTGGAAGCGCGTCGACGCAGACGAATCTATTTATTCAGTAACGGAGATTGCACATGCATCCGCACCATCACTCAATGACAACAGTTAAACAGTGGGGTGGCAAGCCAGAAGACTATGCCGCCATTCATGATTGGTTCGACGCAACCAAAGAACAGTTTGCTGATGCGCGTCACCGTGCGCTTCGGCATCACAGCCAAGGCATCTTTGAATGCGAGCGCGTGTTCGGGCGCGTGATCATCAACTCAGATGGTCGCGAAGTTCCTGTCAGGTACATCGGTGAACAGCATGTTAAGGAAGACTGCGGCGGTCGCATCCCGACCGTGGCGGACTGGTTCAAGAACATCCGAATGGAGGCATGGATGAACCGAGGCTACAAGGTTGAGGCTCATGTCCAAGAGTAAGCACCTTGCTTGCGATGACTATGTCCTGTCGAAAGATGGGGCATGGTTCACCATCAGAGGATTTGCGGTGCGCGTCTACGGCACAGACGAAGGTGTCGTAGTTGACATCTACGCAGACGGTCGTGAATACAACGACGCCATCGCATCCACATACGCACACGATTCAGAACTGGAGGAAGAATGACTGTCCTGAAAGAAACACTTGGCGAACACACAGCTGTCGTGTACTACGACGAGGATCCGCCAAGCCCACGAGAGTGGGACAACATCGGCACTGTCGTGCTTGGAGATCGTGTTCGCTACAACTTCGGCGACGAGATTCATGACGCCAAAGAAATCATGCGCATCGCCAGATCATGCAGATATATCTCGCTACCTATCTTCATGTACGACCATTCAGGTATCACCATCAACACAACTGGGTTCAGCTGTCCTTGGGATAGTGGTCAGGTTGGCATCATCTATGTGAGTAAGGAACGCGCAGTCAAGGAGTGGGGCAATCGCTACTGCTCCAAGGGCGTTCGCAGTCAGGCGCTTCAATGCCTGCGAGCAGAGATCGAAGAGCTTGATCGGTTCATCACCGGCGAAGTCTATCGATGGGCTGTGTACGACAGGTTCAATGACCTTGTCGATTCATGTGGCGGGTTCTATTGCACACCCGAAGAGACTATGAAAGAAGCCAAGCATTCGCTTGAGTATCACAACCAACGAGGAACAGTGGGCGCAGCCTGACGCCCGGTTCTTTACTTAGGAGTAACACATGGCAACAAAGCGCAGACCATCGCGCCTTCCCGCAACACGCATTGACGCTGACCCACACAAGACGGACGGCTTCGCTGTCGGTGTAAGTCAGGCTCACTACTGGGTCATCACAGCACTGGCTCATGCCCGAAACAAACCTCGGGTTCAGATCATGGAAGACATCATGAATCACTACATCTCCTGCGTTCTTCCCAAGATTCCCAAGTGATGGAGACCAAGGGGTAACCCTTGGTTGGATTCAATCGCGTCTCGTTTTTTACACGGAGTATTTATGACACAAGCAGAAATCACCTTGCGCTGGGAACAAGCAGCCAAGAAAGTTTTACTCAATCGCAAGATCGTTGGCGTCCGGTACATGACACAAGAAGAAGCGGATGACCACGGCTGGTATTCGCGCGGCGTGATCTTCAAGCTGGACAACGGAACCCTAATCTACCCATCGGCTGACGATGAGGGTAACAACGCCGGCGTCCTGTTCACGACAGATCCAGAAGAACAAACACTACCAATACTGTGAGGTAATCATGCTACACGCAACACACAATACCATTGATGTTGACATCAACGGCACTCATCTTCAAGGACACATCAACTGTGACTACCAAACTCTCGTCCAAGTATTTGGACACCCTCTGCGTAGCGGGTATGACGACTACAAAACGGATGCCGAATGGCACATCAGGTTCAACGACTCGTCGGTCGCCACCATCTACAACTGGAAGAACGGATACAACTACCTCGGATCAGCTGGCACTCCAGTTCAGCAGATCAAGCGTTGGAATGTCGGCGGGTTTGACGAACACGCAATCGACCGAATCAATTCAGCAATCAAGGAGTATGCGAATGTTAAAAGTTTTACGACGCTTGGGTGAGTTCTTGTTTGAGAAACCGACACTCATCTCGATAGCTAACGAAGAGCTGTACGCAGCACAGCGTGAGCTACTGTCACTCAAAACGGCGCGTGAATACACACAAGGCTTGATCGAGTACCGCGAGAAGCAGATCAATCGCCTTGAGCTGTATGTAAAAGACTTGGAATCAACCAAGTAATTCCAGCCACAGTCAGGGCTGAACCCCCTCATTGATGAGGGGTCAGCCCCTCCATTTTGTTTAGAAAGGAAATGCTATGGATAGATGGCAGGTTCATGTTCGTTCTGAAATCAATGCTGCGCAGACGAATGTATTCAGGTTACTCGACATCATGACAGCACTCAGTGCTATGGAGTCGCAGCAGTTAATCCCAATGGACATATCAATTGATTTGTTCGATCTCATCTCTATGTACAACTCATGAAACTACTCACTCGTGCGAACGCCAAGATTGTTAAAGGCGAACGCAGGGGGTTTGTAACTTTCATCCTGCATTTAGCGCCAGCTAAGTTATCAGGTTATGAGGTATGCGGAGGCAGCTCACCCGAGTGCCGACGACTATGCCTCAACATATCAGGGCGTGGCAAGTTTGATGCTACGCAACAGGCGAGGATCAAGAAAACCAAATGGTTCTTCGAAGATCGCAACTCGTTCATGGCGCAGTTGGTGAAAGACATATCCGCTGCAATCAGATACGGCATGCGCAACAACTTGGTTGTGTGCATCCGTCTTAACGGTACATCCGACATCCCTTGGGAATCCATCAGGTGCGGCAACTTCGAGAACATCATGGAACGGTATCCGTTCGTTCAGTTCTACGACTACACCAAGCTCTTAGGTCGCACCATGCCTAGCAATTACCACCTCACTTTCAGTCTCTCCGAGACCAATCAGGACAAAGCCAAGATTGCTATGGCGCAAGGTATGAACATCGCTGTTGTGTTCGATCACATACCTCTCATGTGGCAAGGCATGCCCGTCATATCAGGTGACGAGGATGACCTTCGCTTCTTAGATCCACAGAATCATGTCATCGGCTTGCAAGCCAAAGGCGCAGCCGTCAACTCGCAGTCAATCTTCATTCAAAGGACAACCTATGGAAAACCAGCAAGCAGTTTCGTTCCTCGCATCACTGGTCGAGGTCATCGTGAAAGCAGTCAAGGCAGAAGTGCTGGAGTCTCTCGACAAAGACAGGCTCGTCGCACAAGCCATTCACTCAGCCGTTGATTACGACGAGACATTCTGGCAGCGCATTACCGATCATGTGAACAAGCAGATGGAAGGCTCATCCAATGATCCTTCTGGGCGCAATGATATGGAACGCAAGATCGATGAGGCTATCGAGAACTGGTCAGACACATACCTCGATGAGAAGGTTGGCGACTGGATGGATAGCAATCTCAACGACCGCATGGACACATGGATGTCTGACAACTTTAACCTCGATGACTACGGTGACATCGAAAGGAAGGTCAAAGATGTTCTGCGTGATGAAGTCAGCTTTACTGTGACAGTAGATTATTAAGGAGATCAATATGAAGTTCGCAAATGTCCGCCTCTCATGGGATGTAACCATCCAAGTACCAGTCTCAGATCTCAGCAAAGTTCTGGACATGCTCAACAAGTACCCATTCCTAAAGGATGAGTACGACAACAACGATCACTACTATGTTGTCGCCAACAAAGATGTGCGTGTCGACCTGACCGACAAAGAACCTGAATCATGTAAACGAGCAGACAAAGCTCAACTCAAAGCCGCTTAATCAACCAGCCCCTTCGGGGGCTTTAGGAGAAACCAAATGAATGCAGTTATGACAGCAGAATCACAAGCAGTTACCAGTGCGTACAAGGTAGACACTACACAGGGGACACGCGATGGTCGCGTGTCTTCCCAGTGGTTCAGCCGACCAGATGACCAGCGCTTCCTCAATCTCAACGACTTGCGCGACCATGTCTCCAAGCGTAGCGAGCCAGCAGTTCAGACCATCGTAGATGTGACGGACATTCGTGTTAAAGCCAGCATGTCAGACTCCGAGAAGATGGCGCTTGAGTTCCACGGCATGGAGGTTGAGCCTACTCACTGGTCGTTCGGTCAGTTGGCTACGCTCGCTGGCGCACCTGCCGGCTACATGCGCAAGCTGCCATCCACCTTGGCTGGTATCAACTTGCAATGGGGCTTGGCTAACTTGCGAGCAGAGAACGCCAAGATGTATTACACCGAGGATCAGTTGCTTGCCGCAACAGGAGTTGAGTATGGTCGAGTCAAAGACATTGAATTGGTTGATGCTGTGCGCCGCATTGCTGGTAACGGCACAGGCGATACGAACTGGAAAATCCCCGGCATGCTTGATTGGTCTACAAGTATGTACAACCCCTTCGTTGACCCAACGAAAGACACCACCACACTGTACGCCTCAGACCGAGATGTCTTCATGTTCTTGGTGGACGACACCCATCCTATCGAGATCGGCAAACTCAAGAACGGTGACCCCGACTTGGTATTCCGTGGCTTCTACACATGGAACTCTGAGGTAGGCAGCAAGTCTCTTGGCATCAGCACATTCCTGCTGCGTGGCGTGTGCGCCAACCGCAACATCTGGGGTCAGACAGATAAGCACAGCATGTCCATTCGTCACAGCAAGCATGCGCCTACTCGATTCATTCAAGAGGTTCAGCCTGCGCTGATCGAATACTCCAACCAGTCTACGCTTGGCATCGTGTCATCTATTCAGCAAGCCAAGCAGACTATCGTCGCTCGCTCTGACGATGACCGCCAGAACTTCCTGCGCAAGCAAGGGTTCTCTGCCAAGCAGGCAACGACCATCATCAACCGAGTGCTTGAGGAAGAGGATACAAAGCCAGAGTCAATCTGGGACTTTGTGAATGGCATCACCGCCACCGCTCGCAACATCAAGCACACCGATGACCGCATCGATATGGAAAAGATTGCCGGTCGATTGATGGAGAAAGTTATCCACTAACACAGGGAGCTTCGGCTCCCTTTCTTTTGGAGTAAGTATGAGGAAGTACCTTGTAACAACGCACGAGAAGTGCATCGTTGAGTACGACTATGTCGTTGAAGCCGAGAACGAATACGAGGCAGTGCGTCGGTTCGTTACGGTGAGCGGCTTTGATACATGTGACCATCGAGTGATAGCCGATCTTGAAACTATCAGGATTGATTCAGTAAAAGATCTGGGGGAAGCGACATGAAAGACTTTCACTTCTTTGCTGCAAGCGCAGCAACATGGAGAGTAACCAACGACAAGGTGGATCTGCGTCAGCTGCTTCGCAGCATGGACAAAGAGGGGCGTAGCTACAACTTGTTCCTTGTTCCATGCAGGCACGACACAGAGTACGACATCAACTGGTATCAACCTCAAGTTGCTGGCACAGTCTGGCTTGGATCCTATAGTGGCAAGAAAACTAAGCAGTAGTTCGGAATGAACTTGAGTTGAACACACAGGGGGCGGAAGCCCCCGTGTGTTTCAACAAAAAACACTGGGCGCGACTCGTTATTTACACGACCAGAATGAAATAGGCGGGGGAACCCGGGTCCAGCAAGTTCCCCCATGCTCAACGAAAGGAGAGGTTAAGAGCATACGCCGGTGGGCGCAGCCCGATTGTAGGGATCAGCTTTTAACCTGTCCAGCATTTAGCCAATCCCACAACTCCTCCAGCGTCCGCATCATCAGCGGCTCCATGTCCGCATACAAAGATCCACGAATCTTCCACGATTTATAGTTGGTAAGACCTGTCTCTTTGGCGCATTGCCTGACGCTCTTTGATAACAGCGCTTTCGATACATCGCCGTCAGTCATCCCGAACTTAACCGCATCGGCGTTGCCTCGTAATTTACACGCCATTACCTTCGCACACTCCCGGCGCTCTTTGCCGTTGCCGTAGTTCAGATAGACCCAGACCTGCTGATCCTGAGGCATCCTGTCTATGCGACCAAAGATCATGCCAGCCTGTGCATGGAAGTCATACGCCGTCAGCTTCATGGCGTTCGGGCTTTTGACTTTGTCCTTGGACATGAATACCCCAGACGGAGTGCTGACGATTGACTTCTCTCTCATGCGAAACGCAAAGCGCAACGCCGCTTCTGGTGATGAGAACATTACTCAAGCTCCTCCATGTAAACATGCAGTGAGTCTTCATCCTCATCCCACATCTTTCGCACAGTGCATTGCGTGACCTGTGTGTCATCGAGATACACCACTCGGTTCAGCGCATCCAAAACAATCTTCACCACATTGTCGACATCAGGTTTCTTTGGTGGAACCTTGCCGTCGATTGCAAGCTGGCGATCTTTCTTCGACCAGCTCTTTGGGATCTTGTACTTGGCAGAGATGCAGACCCTGACGCATCCTTCCCAAGGGGAGTGACCTCCCATCAAGGGCAGGGCAACATCACGGATCAGGCTTTCATAGCCACGAGTTTGTTGAGGGGTAATGGCAACGCCAGTCTTCTTAACGAAGTGTGGTCTGCCTTTTCCTATGACCTTGCCCGGTATGCGGAACTCAATCTTCCTCAGGTCGTACCCGCCTTGGGCGGTAGTCGTAGCACCGCTGGGTAGCAGCCGCTCGGTAGAGCTTACAGCGATGCTGGACGGCGTGTTCGCTTGTGTGTTTTTCATAGTAGTACCTGCATCCTTCACAACCTAAGCTCCGTACGCTCGACGTTCCATCCGCTCGTTGGCTTGTTCCGTTCTCCATACCTCAATCTCCATCTCGGTTCTCTTGATTTCAAAACGCAGCTTCTCTTCCTCTTCAACGGCGATCTCAAGCGCCTTCAAGAAGTCGATGTACTGTTGATTGGCAGCAGCCTCACGCTCTTGAGCAGAGACGCTGTTGTGTCCTTCCTTTGCCGCCGCCTTCATCAGCAACGAGAGCAGGCTCTTCTTGTACTCCTCAAGGTAGGTGCGCTTGGCTTTTGCTTGACCATACGGCACACCCAATTTGCGGTAGTTGTTTAACAGTTGTTCAATCTCCATTCGCCACTCCTTTGAATTGATTAAGCTGACTCTGTCTTATGGCGTATCCTTTGCCGTGACCAAGATCGATTAAGTTCTCTTCACGAATCAGATCTTCTTTATCGATCCACCCCGGGAAGGTGACTGTGTTGCCAATGACAATCGCCAAGACATAACGATCAACATCTATGTTCTCTTTGGTGGTCGCAAGCAACCTACCTGTCTCCAAGTCTGTTGACTTGATGTCAATGCGAACACCCTTGTATACGCAGTCGCATGAGCCAGATCGAGGAGATGCCGCCAAATCAGGGAACACATTGAAGTATTTGCAGAAAGCAAACTCCCCAACCATTCCGATGTAATCTGTTTTCAAAGCAGACTGCTTACCAATCTGTCTATCAACAACATTGCTACCTCTTGCAACCATATTGCGTTGAGCCGCAAGCACTACACACATATCGACTTCAGCTTGTGTAAGCTGCACAACAAGTCTCGTCATTTACATCCAATCATTCCCAACTGCCACAGCCGGATATTTGTTCTACAAATCATGGTCAAGATGAACTCTCTCTTTTGATCCTTGCTCATGGTCTTGCCTTGGTCATACTCGGAATGACAGCGATGGCACAGCCACGCGCTCATGCAGTCATGAGCCTTGTGTCCCGCGCCCTTGCCATGCTCAAGCAAGTTGCTGTGTGCTGCGACTATCGTTCCATCATGTGCGTTACACGCTACGCATGGTTGATCCTTCGCCATGTTCAACAGTCTTCGACTGCGTACTGTTTCATCAAACATGCGTTCTCCGGCTGGCTTGCTCAAAGCTCTTCATCAACTGATTAGCCAGCAACAGCAGGTCTTCTGCGCTGCCGAACTCACGAAGATCAAGGTCAGTCTCGAACGCATGGATCTCACCATGCAAAGAGACATTGCCATGCAAGCGCACCAACCAAGGTGCGTAAATCATTTGGCTCTGCTCCTCAACAAGCACATGCTGTAGTGGCTCGAACTTGCGGAGGAATGCTTCTACTTGTGGGGCTGTCAACATCTGTCTGTCCTTTCTCAGTCGTCTTGTCTGCCTCGGTATGGCTCGAATGCCGCAACCGTATCTGCGTAATCCCAGAAGCGACCACAGTCGGGACGCCACTTGAGGTTTGCAATGCCACGGTTGCCAAGCCAACGGCTACGAATCTTCTGAACATGGACTTCAGTTGAAGCGTTGGGGTTGGTTGTATCTCGATGGACAGCGATGATGTTGTCTGCCTTGTTGTAGAAGTGGGCAGAGCCAGAGACGGTGTAGCCATCTGGCACTGGGTATGTGCCGTCCTTGTCCTTGAACAGCTTGGCTGGGTGAGCAACCAACCAGATGTGAACTGACTGCTGACGTGCGAATGTGCGTAGCTGAGTGAGGAACGAGGAGACATACTCTGTCTCGCTGATACCTTCCTTGCGGCGTGTGTGATCAAGCTCGTTGTATGGGTCAATGATCAAACCCTTGAGACCATGACGGCGCACAAGAACCTTCGCCTTATCCAGCACATTCTCCAGAGTTGGTTGCTCCGGCAGGATGAAGTGGAAGTGATGCGCCAACCAGTGCTTGGCTTCGGTGAACTCACGCTCAGTGACAGCGCCAGCCTTGATGCGCTTGGACATGCGCTTCTCCAACAGCTTGGCGGTGTGCCATGTGATGGGCTGGTTCTCCGGTGAGCAGACACCGAACACCCATCCTGCTGACTCGGCGATGTTGATCGCCAATGCATCGAGCCACTCGCTCTTACCCATCGATGGGATACCGGTGACCAATGTCCATTGACCAGCGGCAGGGGTGTAGAGTTTGTCGACTGACTGCCAACCTGTTGGCTCACCTTGTGGCAAGCCATTGTCAAGCAGGTTCTGCAAGTCATCTTCGATGTCGAACACAGAGACAACGCCTTCGACTGGGTAACTCTGCGCCGAATCAATGCATTCACGCAGGACATCTGCGCCCATGCGGATCAGTACATCGTTGGCGTCTTTGCAACCCTGCACCCATGTGACCTTGGCGCAACGCTCACGACCAAGACGGCGTGAGAGTTCTTCTTCGAGCTTGCGCCCCGGCTCATCGTTGTCGACCGCCAAGATGAATCGCTTCACCTTGTCGAGGCGCTCGTCCTCAAGGAAGCTGAACTTGGTGTCCATCGTCTTGGCTGTGGGTGCGGGTGCGCCATCAGGTACAGACACTGCGTTCTTGAAGCCGGCAACCTCGAGCGCCAGCGCATCCATCTCGCCTTCGCAGATGATGGTGCATTCGTCATCGATGTCGTCGTACTTGTAGAGGATCTTCTCTGCGCCAGAGATTTGTCGGAAGTTCTTGTTGTTGTCTCGATACTTGACATTGACAACCTCACCGCCACGCAGGTAGGGGAACGCCACGCAGTTGGCTTCGTCTTCAAGCTGAGGCATCCACACCCGCTCGATGGCGATGCGGTTACGAGCCAGCACCTCGATGGTGATGCCACGATCCTCAAAGAACTTGAGTGCCGAATCAGTGAGCGCACCGGGGCGATGCTCAGGCTTGAAGAACAGCTTCTTGTGGGAGACGGTCGGAGCGTTGTATTCGCCCTGAACAAGACCGCCACTCCATCCGCAATGCCAGCAATGCCATACGCCTTTTTCGGTGTTGACATTGAGGCATGGGTAGGATTTCTTGCGGCGTAGATGGGAACACTTGGGGCAAGTGACCTTGACCTCGGAGCCGGACTTGCCCTCTAGGTCGATGCCATAGTCGTGGAAACTTCTCATAGAGCCTCCCAGACTTGGGTTGCACTATGTGTACCCATGCTATGGGTACCTATGCTATGTGAACCTCTTAAATTTTCTTTATGAAAATTTCTTGGGGAACCTCTGAACCCCTGTGTACCCAACCTATGGGTACCTCTTTTATTTCCCTTCGGGAAAATTATACACACAAAACATCTGTGCGCAATAGCACTGCTACTCTTGACACAAATCTTTGCTAATGTATACTTTGGTTTGCAAAGCGAAACATTCATTAGCAATACCTCTCCATGTAGTTAAAGACCGAGAGATACTTTAGCACAGCTAATACTGCTAATCAATGCGTAACTGTTTGATTTTTACTAGGAGATACCATGAACAAGCGCAGGGCGTTTACCACGGTCGAGTTGAAAGAGACGGAGAAGCTCCGTGAAATCTGGGATAAGAAGAGTGCAGCGATGGGGTTGACTCAGGCTGATGCAAGCAAGGAGTTTGGCTTCGCAAATCAGTCAGCAGTGAGCCAGTATTTGAATGGGCGTATCCCTCTGAACATCGAGATCGCATTGAAGTTCGCCAAGTACTTGAATGTACCGGTGAGCGCCATCTCCGAAAGGGCAGCAGCCCTATCAGGAAGCCCTGAGAAAGACGCCAAGCGCGCCATGCTAGGCATACCCATGCACGACGATCTGATTGAAGCAACGCCAGATATGAGGCGTATGAGTGGAGGCGCTGACTTCATCGTGATCGACAAGGATGACACCGCCATCGGTAATGGACTCTACCTAGCCGGCATCGGTGGAAAAGAAGCACTGCTAAAGATCGAGATTGATGGCGATGACATAACGATAGCAGGGGTATCGGATGCGCCTATGACAATACCTTTGCAGGCGTCAGGGTTGATTAGCATAAAAGGCAAAGTTACACACAAAATAATTAAGTGTTAACGATGATGAATAAAATTTAGCAGTGGTGTTGACAGTGTAGCCATACTGCACTATGATTTGCTGTACTGCACAAACAATTGTGCAGGTTCATAGGAGAAGGTATGACTGACACTGGTCCCACGGCACAAGGTGTGCCGCATGTCTACCAAGCAATTACCTCCGTGATTGCAAGGTTGGCAAAAGAGGGCATTGGCAAAGACCGAAAGAACGAACAGCAAGGCTACAAGTTCCGAGGTATTGACGATGTCTACAACGCACTAGCGCCCATCCTTGCAGAGAACCAACTCTGCATTCTTCCTCGAGTCCAATCTCGAGAGGTGGTGGAGCGACAAACTCGAAGCGGTTCTCCGCTGTTCTATGTCAATGTCAGCGTTGACTTCCATTTCGTATCCGCCAAAGACGGCAGCACACACATTGTGGCGATGCCCGGCGAAGCTATGGATTCAGCCGACAAGGCAACGAACAAGGCGATGTCTGCGGCGTACAAGTACGCATGCTTACAAGCCTTCTGCATCCCAACAGAAGGAGACAACGATGCTGATGGAACGACTCATCAGGTTGCGCCAGCAGAGACTGCTGTTCGTACGCCTGACACTGTGGCAAAGGCTTCGACTCGTAGCAAAGGCGCTACTGTCAAAGCGGTAAGCCAAGACGAGGTAGACACCATCACCAAGCTGGCTGGCTTGGCAGGTGTGCCACTCGAAACAATCGCTGGCAAGTACGGCGTGAACTCAATCCAAGAACTCCCCCTCTCGAAGACGGCTGAAGTCGTTGCACGTCTCCAAGAGTTAGCAACAAGCAACGCAGTTAAGGAAGCAGCATGAGTCAAGAAAAAATTCAAGTGTCGGTGTTCACGAACAACCGCAAGAAGTCAGAGAAGTCACCTGATTTTTCAGGCGAGGTCTCATTCCCCGATGGTCGCAAGATGGAGATCGCTCTCTGGAATGCGATGAGCAAAGGCGGCTTGCCTTACATGCGTGGTCACATCGGCGAGAAGTTCCAACCACAAGGCGGCGGTCAAGGTGGCTATCAAGGTGGCGGCAACGCTGGCTACCAACAGCCACAGTCGAACGCAGTGAAGATCGACTTCTGATATGAACTTAACCAACCTACTCGGTCTGCCTGACGCATTCGTTGCGGCTGTCAAGAACGACCCATACACAGGCGGCGGAGACATCTCCGTCACCAAGTTGATTGATGCGCCACAGCGTCGAGTCTTGTACAGCAAGTTCAAAGACTTCGTCGTTGAGGATGTGTCTGATCGTGTGTGGGCGTTGATGGGTCAGGCAGTCCACACAGTACTCGAGCGAGCCGGTACATCTGCGCTAGTCGAAGAGCGCCTCTTCATGGAGGTCAACGGCTGGAAGTTGTCAGGTCAGTTCGACCGTCTGCATGTAGCAGACAAGACCATCCAAGATTGGAAGGTGACTTCTACCTACAAGGCAGAGGGTGATGACTCTTGGACCAAGCAATTGAACATCCTTCGAATGCTTGCGATCCACAACGGTCATGACATCGAACGCCTTCAAGTAGTCGCCATCTTCCGAGATTGGCAACGCTCTAAAGCAGAGCGTGACGAAAAGTATCCGCAGTCCAATGTGAAGATCATCGAGCTTCCTGTCTGGTCAAACGAGTATGCGATGCAGTACATCACTGATCGTGTCTCGATGCATCAGTCAGCCGTCAAAGGCGAAGAGGTTCTCTGCTCTGATGATGAGCGCTGGTATGCCGGCACGACTTACGCCCTCATGAAAGAGGGTAACAAGCGAGCCACAAAGGTAGCGGAGAAAAAGGAAGACCTCGGCGAACCAGCCAAGGGCTTCTTCATTGAAGAGCGTAAAGGTGGATACAGACGTTGTGAAGGCTACTGCGAAGTGGCTCCGTTCTGCCCTCAGTTAGCGCGTGAACGTGAACAACAGGAGAAAGCTAATGCTTGATGTAGAAAAAGCCGCCGACTTTCTCGGCGTATCCACCGAAACCATTCGTATCTTGGCGCGTAACAAGCGAATCCCTGCCGCAAAGGTTGGTCGTTTGTGGCGCTTCAACGAGGAAGACTTAATCAAATTTGTCAGGAGTCAGTATGAATCAGCAGGAAGTGGAAGCCAAGCTGGAACAGGCGGAAGCCCTGTTCAAGCAGACATACATTAAGTTGTACCTGCATGAGTGGTGGCAAGAAGTCATGGAGAAGCGAGAAATCATTTCTCCATCTGACTGGCTCAATGTCTCGATCATCATGATTGAGATGATGTTGGATGCTCAAGACTTGAACATGGATCACAGAGAAAAGCTTGCGTTCGAAATCACGCAAGAGATTCACAGTCGTCTATCAAAGGTTAATGAGCCAGCGGAAGCTAGTTGATGTACTGCCCATTGTGTAGCTGCGGCGTTTCATTTGTTCTTGAGACGAGACGCAACAAGCTTGGAAATCGTAGACGACGCAAGTGCGATGACTGCGGCTACATATACGCAACACAGGAAACAGTTATTCCAAGAAAGGAAAAGAAGGTTGGAAGAACACGATCCAGTAAACAAACCAACTCACTACCGAAGTCATCCGTCTGGGGTTGAGTGCATTCAGGTAACTGAACACATGAACTTCAATCTGGGTAATGCAGTGAAATATGTTTGGCGAGCAGGACTCAAGTCCCCAAGCGCAATCGAAGATCTCAAGAAAGCAGCTTGGTATATCAACAGAGAGATCGAACGATTGGAAAAGCAGTGAGTGTATTTACAGATCAGAAGCTGTTCATGGATGTCACCGGTCAGAAGCCTAGCGAAGACATGGTTGAGCTGTACATGGACTTGATCGATGAAGAGATGAACGAACTGTGCAATGCGTATGGCGTGAACGATACCGTTGCAATGGCTGATGGCGCAATTGACTTGATCTATGTTGCCATCGGTCTGCTGCACTCGATGGGGCTAAATCCCCAACCACTATGGGATGAGGTCCAGCGTTCCAACATGAGCAAGTTCCTTGTTGAAGCTTGTGTGTTCTGCGGCACAAAAGGCTGTGAACACTGCGACGGCAAGGGTGAGTTCTTCAAGGTGCTGCGCCGTGAAGATGGGAAGATTTTGAAGGGTCCGAAGTATATGGCTCCGAACCTTTCTCGCATCATCACTGAACAGCTCCGTGGCAACTAGAAAGAAGTTTGCTGAACGCCCTAGGTATAAGACGCAATCAAAGCTCAGGTTCACGCCTGAGCAAGCAGAGCAAGAAAACCTATGGGCGATGCAGCTGTATGAATGCAGGAAACGTTTTGTTGAGAATGTCCAGATTGCTCTGCAAACAAGAAGCCCAACAAGACGCCGTGAGTTGTACGAGAAGTGGAGAGGTCTGTACGGCGACGATGTGACTCGAGGCTACGCAAGGTACGCCGAGTCTGTGTATCAAACAGGGGACACGAGCTTGCTCGAATCTCTTTCAAGAATGATCGTCAGTCCGCCAGATCCAATCCCCGACTACATGATTTTGAAAGAAACAAATGAAGCGTGAAGAAGCATTTAGTCAATGGATCGGCAGTCAAGCTTTTGAATCTGATGCAGGGTGGACTGAGGAAGTTTGGAATACCGCATGGGATTCCGCTCTGCTCGAAGCCGCCAGTCGGTTAGATCAGATGTTCGGCAAGAACGACACCACCTCGTCAATCTCTATCTGGCTCAGAGCAATGTCGGAAGAGTGATGGGCTTAATTAAGAAAGTGCCGAAGACAACGGCAATGAACCCAGTTGCTCGAGCTGTCGCAAAAGAGAAGCTCAAGCAAGAAGTCCTGACCAACCGCATAGCGTTGTTCATGATGGATGAAGGGGTTGATTGCAGAGACTCGATTGTGGTCTTGTCTCTGCCCATATACGCAATCATGGTGTGCCTTGAGGATGACAAAGAGGACACCGTTGATTCAAGAAAGATGAAGTCTGCGTGTGCGGTGCTGTCTCAGATTGCTCAGACCGGATTCATCTGGAAGAAAGAACACGCCGTCACGCTGGATAACGCGCTGGAAATATGTCTGCGTCGCTGGGCTGGGATTCCCTCGGCAAAGCTGAACAGAGTCATCAATGAATTGAGTAAAGCATGAAGAAGATTGAAGAATATGGATTGATCGGGGTGGTGACAACCATCATCACCTCGTCGATGTTTTTTGTTGGCATCGGTCTCGTGTCTCGTTTGGCATGGGAATGTTTGCGCCTTGGCTGGAACCTGACTGAATGGATCTTTGGCTTATGAGTAACCATGCCACGGCGGTGAACGCATTCCACAAGGACTATGTGAAGACATTCATGCCCGAGTTCCTGACAAAGATCAGGGTCGAGCAACAGCAAATTGAGAATGGCAAAAAGTTCGGAGCTAAGTCTCGTCAGCGTGAGCCTGATCTGGACAAGCCAAACGGCAACACTGTAGTGAGGAAGGGTTGAGTATGAAATCCCAAGAGCTGACCTTCGAAGAGTTCTGCCAGCTGCCCATGACCATGAGCATGCACATCTCTGGTAGCAAAGAACACTACCTGCATCGCTTCAACCGAGAGACCAATGTCAACAAGGTGGTGATTACGCCTGTCAAAAAGAATGGCGAGTTCGGCAAGCCGTCCGTCATCTACTACCTGCCCGACGATTCACGCACCTTTGACACAGCCGATCAGGTTTACCTTGCCTACATGGAGAAGGTGTGCGGAGTGGAGGCAAGCCATGTGTAAGAAGTGCGTTGCAATCACCATCCTTGGCGCATTGATCGCCGCATTCGCAATCTACATGGGGATACGGAGTGAAGAGAAGTGCGAGGAAGCTGGCGGTCTCTACCTTAAGGGCGTGTTCAGTTACCACTGCGTTGGACCAGACTTTAAGGAAATCAAATGATGAAGCACATTGAAGAAACGATTGAGCGCCACATGCAGATGGAGCGGGATGCCGCCATCATCAAAGCCATCCGCGCTGGCGTAGTGCGCTCGATTGCATCGATGGGCGATGGTCGCTGGCGCGTTGATACCGACATGCATTTCTATGTCAGAGACACGCTGGAAGCCGCCATGATGGCAGCGATGAACGAGGTGTCGCCATGAGCTGGGGCGATGTCCGACTCATCTCTGTCTTTCTGGCGCTGATGTTCCTATTCTCTGGCGACCCTGATGTTTGGGACAGGCTGCACGACGCAGCGATGCAGGTCGGGTGCATCAAATAACAGACGATTGACACTACTCGGAGTTTAGCTATACTAATAAACGCAAAGCTTCGTGTAGTGACGCTAATAAGGAGAGGTCCATGTCACTACAAAAAAACTTGTATCAACGAGGCGATGTCTGGCATTACCGCTTCACGCTCAACGGCAAAGTATTTCGAGGAACCTGCAAGACGAATGACTTCAAGCAGGCTCAAGAGTTCTATGACCGTGAACGCGCCGCCGCTTGGCGACACTCTGTTGTCAAAGAGAAGGTGCGTAGAACGTGGGCTGAGACTGTCCAGCGGTGGTTAAACGAACACGAGCATAAACGCTCATGGAAGGATGACCAGCGTAGCGCCGACTGGTGGAGTGAGCAGTTCAAACTCTACAAGCTGGTGTTCTTGGATGAGATCACGCCAGATGTTGTGAAGGAAATTCGGGACGCTGAAGTGGGCAGGAAGCACCTGCGCTCAAAGAATGTCGAGCGCTTTGTTTCCCCCTCAACGGTGAACCGGAAGCTGGCGCTGCTGCGGTCGGTGATCAATGCAGCGCATCGGGAGTACCTGTGGTTGGATTCTCGCCCTGTATTTAAGGGTTTCAAGGAAGACAACGAGCGGGTGCGGTACTTAGAGCCACACGAGTTTGCTCGGTTGGTTCAGAGTCTGCCAGAACCCTATTGCAACATGGCAACATTTGCGGTGTCGACAGGTCTGCGACGCAACAATGTGGCTGGTTTGCAGTGGGAGTTTGTGAACATGGCTCGGAGGACGGCAACGTTCCCTGATCTGGTCATGAAGAACGGCAAGCCTTTGACCATACCGCTCAACGAGACGGCGATGGGTGCAATCCGAAGACAGCTTGGCAGGTCAGATGTCTGGGTCTTTCCTCGCGCTGATGGTGAGCGAGTCCAAGACATCCCCTCCAAGATGTGGAAGAAGGCTTTGGAGAAGGCTGGCATCGAGAATTTCCGATGGCATGACCTTCGCCATACATGGGCTAGTTGGCTGCGTCAGAGTGGCTCAGTAGGCTTGGACTTGATCCAAGAACTGGGCGGATGGAAGCAGCGTTCGATGGTGCAGCGGTACAGCCATCTGAGCGTGGAGCATCTGGCGCAATCAGCAGGGGTGTTGGACTCAATTTTGAAGCCACCGGCGGTGGTGACACAAATTGCGCACAACGGCTAAAAGAAAAAGGGGTCACCTTGCGGCAACCCCTTGAACTTATTGGCTCCCCGAGCTGGGTTCGAACCAGCGACCTACGGATTAACAGTATGTTAGTTCGTACAAAGGTATGCTGTCAAGTGCTTGTTTTTACTAACTTCGTAACAAATCTACACGAAGCTTTGCAAAGGTAAAACAAGCACTGTTTCAGCACAAAATACGCACACTATCGTGAGTAGATCTCATCCCTGAATCCAGACTTAGCAGCCTGAGTCACGACCCTGCTGTAGACCAATCGCTTAGCCTTCTCAGTCTTGTTCCTCAGTTCGACATTTGCCTTGTCCATTGCGTCGGCTCGCTCAACTTGACCGTCCTTGCGTAGGATGTAAGCATCGTCCTCTGCCTTCTTGAGTTGGCTGGAGGCTTTGCGAAGCTCTGATTCAGCAGCTCGCATCACATCCTTCATCTTGCCCAGTTCTGGGTGTTCTTGGAGGAGTTCCTTGGCTCGCTTGTCTGTGCTTGGGTGCTTCTCGTACTCGTGCCATGCGGCGTTTACAGCTGCGTCGATCCGGTGGTAAGCCGAGTTGTCGAATGCCTCTTGCGAGTTGGCGGAGAAACGGTCGACCAGAGGCTGCTTCTCGCGTGGCACATCCAACCCTTGAGCCTTGCGAACAGCCACGCCAGCGCCCTTGTACATCTCGGTTGCGATACCGGGCATGTAGCTCTGAACCAAGTGATCGATCAGAGCTGGGTTGAGGTCGATGCCTTTCTGGTTGCGGCGGTCTCCGCCTGTAAGCTCTTGTAAGCCTTCGGCAAATCCCTTGGCAATCGGATTGACGGAGGCAAACGCCTTGGTCGTATCCGACTCGCCAGCATTGCTGGAGAACTGACCTGTTGGGTACAGGGGTCCGCCATGACGACTGGTGTTGGTGTACCACTGAGCCATTGGCGCAGCCACTGTCGGGGCGGCGAGTGCAATAGCTTGACCAACCGGATCAGACGCCACTTTCGTGAGGTCAAAGCCAGAGCCGCCAACAGGAACAAACGCTTCAACGAATGCTTGCAGGGTTCTTTGCGCAGAGATCGATGCGGGAACCTTGCCGACCACAGAATCAGCCATGAAAGCGCCGGCGGCAAAGAATGCGTTCCAGCCGTAAGCCACAGGGATTGCCCCAAACGCTTGGTTTGGCATCAAGATCAAGCTGGTTGCTCGCTTGTAATCTGGAACCTCATCCAAGGCGCTCATGCCACGCTCTTTGCGAGCCTTCTTCTTGCTCTCATCCTCATCGCCATCGATGTCCAATGAACGCACAAGCAATGTTGACAAGAAGCCGAGGGTCATTAGACCGCCGGCAACGATGCCAAACTGCTTGGGATTCTTGGTCATCAACTTGAACAGCTGGGCTGTGCCTTGAACGGCGGGGTTGAAGAACAAGTAAGCGGCACGAACAAACTCGTTGGAGCCACGCATGTTGAAGTCAACGGTCACGCTACCAGCGTAGTCTGCGGCGTCAATCTCTGCACGACCGTTCTTGACCATCGTCGAGTAGGCGGCGAGACGAGGAGCCATTTCAACTGGGATCGTGAGAACTTCCCAGAATTTGAGCAAGCCCTCGAGTTTGCCAACGGTACTCTTACCAGCAATCGCCTCGTTGATCTCGATGATCTGATCTTCAAGGTTCTTGTGGTTGATGAACGATGTGAACGCGCCCTTGCTGCGACCCTTGTAATAGTGGTCGAGCATCTCTTGGTTTGGACTCAGCATGCCCTTGAGGAAGTCACGAGCCTTCTTGCCTTTGTCTGTCGATGGGCGCATCTCATCCAATGCTGCGTAGAGAGTGGTGTACATGGCGCTTGGCAAAGCTCTCGCCATTTCTCCAGCCATCTTCCAGCCCACCTCGCCGTTGACGCCGCTGTTCAGGAACAGGGTTTGAACGTCACGCACGAAGTTGACAGGGATCCAGAATGGGTTGTACTTGGTGATCATGTCACCAGCGAAGCGACCCCAGATGCGCATGATCTGACGGAACGGATGTTCGGACTGAGGTTCGCTCTTGCCGTGGATTGCTTCGTTGACAGTGTTGTAGCCAGTGTCTTTGAAGCGAATCGTGACAACACGACCATTCACCTTGACGACCATCACATCAGGCTGGTTCAGGTAGTTGGTGTTCTCACGCAGTTCGATGAACTGGGTTGTTGGGTCAACCACACGACGGAACGACTGCTCGTTGATCGAGATGAAGTTTGGATCGTAGTTGGTTTCAAAGAACGCCAACAGACGCTGAGCCACCAAGTTCTTCTGACCACGGATGATCGATGCTTCAGCGCCGACAAGTGTGCGCGCCAAGATGTCTGGAGCCTCGTCCTGACGACCTGTTGCGTATTTGTCTTTGCCACGCAGGTTGAACTTGCGACCGATGTTGAGCGATGGGTCACCGGTGTAGTTGTCATCCAGTTCGGAGTTGATGCCGGACAGGTTGCGGTAGTGCTTGTATGCATCGAGGCGAGCCTTGCCTTCTTGAGGAGTGATCAAGCCTGAATCAACTTCCCACTTGACCTTTTGGCGTGACATGGCGTCAAGCTTGTTGCCAATCTCTTCAAACTGCTTGGCGTACGGCTGAGACGCAACGAAGTCCAACACCTTCTTGGCGGTATCTTCTGGGTGCTTCTGAGGATCAGCCAACACGGAGGATGAAGACGCCATACCAGAGCCAGCAAAGTTCTCTGGATCACGCTTGTTTACCTGACGGTTACGCTCTTCAGCGGTTTGCGCCAGCAAGAACTTGTTCAGCATGGTGTAGATGTCGGTAGCGCCTTCCGATGTCAGGAACTGACCACCAGTCTTCTCCGCTTCACGAACCAGATCCATGATCGGCTGCACATAGTTGCGATCAAAGTCTTCCACCTTCACGGCGGTTTGACGCTCATTCAGTCGCAGGTACTTGCGCAGATCAAGATTGCCGGTGACACGGTTCTTGCCTTGGTAGCTCTCCATCTGCTCGACAATGCGGAACACAGGAAGGTACTGGTTCTGCAAACTGCGAATGATTGGATCAAGTTTGCTTTGCAACCAGCCAACTTGCTTGGAGTTCAAGTACTGAACAAAGTCTGATGGCATCTTGTTGTCACGGAAGAATCCGGAACGGACACGGCGCTCGAGAACACCCATCTTGTCCATCTTCTGCACGACTTCCTCATAGGTCTTCAAGATTTCCATCTTGCTGCCAGCTCGAATGTCGTTGCCAGTTGCCTTGAACAGGTAGTATTCGCCAGTCAATGGGTCGTAGCGAGCGTAGCCAACGGTGTTGACACCTTTCTTGGCGAAGATCTCGTAAGGAGGGCGCTCATCAGACAGACGCAGGTCAGTAGGACCACTCATCAATGGGCTTCTGCCGAAGTTCTGTGCGTAGCCTTTCGCCGCCTTGAGTGAGTAAGCCAGCTCTGCGTCGGTGAATCCGCCAATGTAGTTTGCAACACGGTCAAGACCAATCTTGCGCAGACCAGAGATGATGCGACCGATGAAGTTCTTCACCATGCCGGGTTCTTTGTTCGAGCCAGCAAAGTCTGACAGAGTTTCTTCGATAGCTTCCAGCTTTCCGATACCGCCACGCTTGAGGCGAGCATCAACATCGGCGCGAACCGCAGGGCTGGAGTTGTAGGCGTTGTTCAAGAACTGGTCGAACTCTTGACCAAACATCAAGCGCAAGCCCAAGTGACCATACGCCTCGTGGAAGAGGGTGAACTGCACATCGTCAGCAGACGACAAGAAGTTGGAGAACAGGTAGATCGTTCCGGTTGAACCGTCGAACAAACCTTTTGCGCCCATTCCCTTTTGCAGCTTGCGTGAGACTTCCTCTCGAATGCCTTCTGGTAGCTGCATGTGGTTTTGCAGCACAACAATGTGAGGCGCATCCTTCCAAGTCTTGGTGATGTTGTTCACCAGTTTGGTGACATAGGCTGTGTTGAGGTAGCCGACATACTGACCTTGGCGTGTGCGGAGATCGTCTTCGCCATCCTCAGAGTCTTCCACTTCCTTTGGTTCGCTCAGACCAGCAAGCTCGCCAACCTCATCCAAGGTAGCGCCTTCGGTCATCATGTTGCCAATGTCTTCTTCGTCGTAAACGCCAGCTTGCTCACTGTCTTCGTAGAAGGTTGTGGTGTTGCTTTCGACGGCGTCACGATAGGTCTCGAAGTCCAAGAACGGAGCCTTGTTCATGCTGGCGTCACCAGTCATTGCACGACCGGATGGATTCCACAGCGAGTTCATGATGTTGGACACCATGCCTTGCTCGAACATCTCGATGTCGTTCTCTGAAGCCTCAGCCTGAGGACCGTTGTCGCGCATGTCGATTGCGAAGCGAGCCATCTCGATAGAGATTTCTTGCGTACGCAATTGGCGTGGCGTTGCCTCACCCTTGATGTACACATCAGCGAGCGCAAGTGATCCAGTGCCTTTGTCGTCTGGAGAGAACTCGACGGCGTCGATCATCTCTGGCTTGACAGACAGGCGCTTGGCAAAAGAATCAAGAACCTCACGACCTTCCGAGCCGACTGCTGGTTTCTTCTTAGGTTTGGCTTTGAAGACGGTAGAAGATTCACCAGACTTAACCTTTGCCAACTCTTTCTCTACATCTTCTCTCGACTTGAACTTGGTAAGCTCGCCGGTCTCAACATCAAGATCCATCTTGTTGAAGCCATAACGCTCGATGCTTGGCATCAGGTCATAGATGATTGGCAGGTTTGCGATTGAGTCCTGCGCAATCATCTTGTGCAGAGATGCAAGCGTTGCGTCGCCAACATTCTTGAACTGGCTGATGTAAGCAAAATACTTTTGACGCTCCATGCGTTCGGCGTCTTGCTTGTTCTTGCGCTTTTCGTTCTTGAGCCACTTGATGAACTGCTGCTTGTCAGCGGCTGTCATGCTCTCCGTCAGAGAGTTGAGGGAGTAGCCATGATGTTGAGCGAAACGAATGCTGCGGAAGTAAGCGTCGACAGGATCGCCAAAGAATTCACGAATGCGCATGCGCTCGTTCAATGGCAACTCGTCGATGTTGCGCATCTGATCGAGTGTGTAGTTCAGCGCCAAGAACTTGCGATTGATTTTGCCAGTCTGTGCTTTGTACTCTTCGTACAGATTGCGCTCGGCATCTGTGTACATCTGACTTTTCAACAGTTCGCTATTGAACTTGACGACGCGATCCATTGAGCGCAGCCAGTAGTAGACGAATGCAGGCTCGTAGTTGTGTTCAGCCATGTAGTCAGTCAAGCCACGGCTTGCGGCTGGCTCGGTGATTTTCAGGACTTCACGCTGCACATCTTTACTTTGCTTGCTGAACATGTCTTTCAGCTTGTCAAAGCGCATGAGACCTTCTTTGCGAGCTTTGGACGCCAAGACAAGGATGTTGTTCATCAGATTTGTTTTAGCCTGACCATCAGGCAGGGCATTATGAACATCGATGAACTCGGACATCAAATACTCAATGACAGCTGCTTTTCCTTCCGAGCCTTTATCAAACTCGTTGGCTGCTGCTGCTTTATCGAGTAGGTTGATCGCCTCAGACAGGGAGATCTTTCTTGCAGCGAGGTCAACAGACAAGCTTTGAGCAAACTGCAAATCATCTGGGAAGACGACTGCACTTTGGTTTTCTTTCAGGCTCTCCAAGAATGACTCAAGTTCTGCTTGAGCTTGATCTTGCGCCTGAGCTTTGTCCTTCTTGCTGTAGGTTGTGTAGTTCGTGATCGGAGCAATCCATTGCTGGCGGAACTCATCAGCTTTCTCGCGTGACAATCCAGCGCGTTCTGCGCTTGTGATTGCGAAGTCCATTGTTCGCTTGATGCGGATGATGCCAAGCTTGAAGTAGCGAGCGCCCTTGGACACTCGGTCATTCATGGCGTCCTGAAGTTGCAACTGCAAGATGCGGCGCTCGGCGAGCAGCGCAGCCTTGGTTTCTGGGTTTGTGAAAACCGCATTGTTGTCTTCAGAGAAGTAGTCGGAAGCGGACTCAAGACGACCAGTGCGACTGATCGAACTTTCCATACCTTCCTCGTCTTCATTGAGGCGGCGATAGACGGTCACTGAGCCATCATCGTTCTCCTCTTTGTAGACATAGTAATCAGCCAGAGCTTTCTCGTTTTGTTCCAATCGGCTGACGAGATCGTCAACAGATTGCTGGAGCCACTTGACACTCTTTGACTGTGTGTAAATTCCAGAAAGCTTGGCGGTCAAATCTCGAACAAGAGAATCTTCTTTCGACAGGTCTTTCTTCTTGACCTTTTTTTCTGTTACGGCTTGCGCCTCGTTCATCTCATAGACCTTCTCAGCCTCGATTGTGTAAGCCTTCTTGAAGGTTCCCTTGGCTGTGAGTTCGCTGGTGTCTTCTGACGAGGCAAGACCACGATCTGAGCCGGTGTCCAGATACTCTGAGTTCTTTGCGCGCTTACTCTCGGTGAACTTCTTGGTTGCGCCGTCCTTGTTCAGAACCTCACGATCCGACTTGTTGGACTGCTCTGCGTTGATGACGCGAGCGAGAGTGGCGTGTTTAGCCAATTGCTCCCACTCAGGTTTAGCAGCCATGCGTTGCTTGACGATCTGCTGAACCTCTGTGGGCGTCAGCTTCTTCTGTTGGTTCTCTGGAACGCCAGCTTGAGAGTCGGCGTGTTCCTTACGGATCCTGCGAACAACAGCAGGCAAAGCCTTTTCCAAGTCTTGGATGGTTGGATTCTCTTTGCTGAACAAACCATCTGATGGCAGATCTTCTGGCTTGACGATCTTGCGCTCGATCTGGCTCTCGTATGTAGCAAACGCCTCACGAGCGATGCGATACAAGTCAGTCGATGTCAGGGTCTGACCTTTGAAGTTCTTTGCGTACCAGTCTTTGATCATCTGCAAGAACTTCTGGACGATACCCATGTTCTCGTAGTTCTCGACCAAGTAGCCAAGAGCCTCTGTGTTGACCAAGTCTGGGTTTGTGTTGACAGGCAAAGAGGCGTATGCCTCGTCGACCATCTTGTCTTTGCCCTTGAGAGACTCAAGCTCTGACAACAAGGCTTCATACTTTTCGTTGCCAAGCATCAGCTCGGTAGCGATGTGAGCGCCAATCTCGTGCAGGTCCAACGCCTTGCGCTGCTTGTCAGTCATGCCGGCGAGCTTCTCTGCGTTGTAATACACAGCCTTCTCAGCGGGAACTGCGACAGCCTTCACGCCGGTGGCGTCTTTGGAGTAGAGCAGATCCAAGTCGTCAAGACTGGAGTTCTCCTCTTCCATTGTTGGTGGCTCGTTCTTGTTCAGGCTCTCGCTGGCTTTTTGTTCACGGCGATTCTTCATCTGCTCGTTAGCCAGCTTCAGTGCTTGATATGCGTGGTTGGCGTCCTCTTTGGAATTGAAGACGAAGTCAGGCACTCGGTTGTGAGTGAACAGGCGGGTGCTGCCATCTTCAGAAACCCAAGGCACAACGCCATACTTGTCGACAGCGCCTTCCTTAAATCCGCCAAGAGCGGCAGTTCCCTCTGGGTTTGAGATTGACTTGATGTAGTTCGCCATCTGAGCGACAGGATCAGATGCGCCAACAATACCGCCAAGATCAATCGTTTGTTTCGGTTTGTTCGTATTCGATGTTTGCGCGTCATCCATTGGAGTCGGGGCATTCATCACATCATCCTCAGACATTGGCGTCACGACTGTTTGTGGCGCACGATTGTCTTTCTTCGGAGTAGAGGATGCTGGCAGGGTGGTCGCCAAGTCGTTCATGCGGTTGAGCAAACGCTCGCGCATGTCTGGGTATTGGCTCATGAACTCGTTACCGGATTCGATAGAAGAGCTGCTCTTGATCTTGTTAGCCAGCGCCGATGCCAAACTCAGGCGAGTTGCAGCAGCGTTGATTACGCCAAGCATTTGATCGGCTTGTTGCTTTTGCTCGTCGCTTGCAGCCTTGTCAGTCTTTGATTGTTCTACTTGGTTGTAGATCGCAGCCATGACATTGAGCAAGTCGTCTTTGTTCTCTTTGATGGCTTTGTCAAAGTATGACGCAGTCTCCATGTACTTGCGGTCATCCAGAACTGTCAGGTCGGCGTTGAGCGCATCAGCGCCAGAAGACATGCCTTTGCTTGTCTTTGGTGTTGTTAGAGGATCTTTGGTCTGATCTGCTTTTGAAATCGTGTTGGTTGCGGCAGTGAGGAGACCGGGTTTCTCAACCTTAGCAACAGCATGCAACTCACCCAAACTCATTGATAAGCCGGACAGAGCTTCCATAACAGCTTCTGTAGGCGATGCTTTCCCGGTGGCAGCAAGCTCACCCAAGTATTCGCCCAAACCTTCACCAACAGACTCAAGACCAACGGCAGCAGCGCCACGACCAGCCTTCTTGCCAAGTGTGTTGACGCTCTCCATCGCTGCGGCTTGTGCGCTTTGAACTTTCGACACCAGCTCGGCGGATGTCAAGCCTTCGCGCTCCATCACTCCGATGGTCGCCTTCGACATGGCGTCAGTAGAGACGGCGCGACCTTGCGTTGCGGTTGCTTCAAATGCAGCCTTCTGCGCTTCCTTGATGGACATCGCCACCTTGGTTGTGTCAACGCCTGCCTCTTGCAGAGTCCTCATCGTTGCTGTCTCTACAGCTCGATTGGCTGCGCCTAGCAGCCACTTGGATCCACCAAGCGTTACTGCATCCACGGCAGTGATTATTGCGCCTTTCTTGACGCCTTCTGTCAGAGCTTCGCCACGCTCTTTGTCGGTGAACTGACCGTCACGAGCTTTCTCTTGAGCCTTGCCGCCAACTTCCAATGCGGTGTTTGCAGCAAACAAGCCAGTCAGGAAACCAGCTACGCCACCAACAACAGTTCCGGGTCCGGGCGCAACGAGAGTACCGGCAGCAATGCCAGCTTCAGCGCCAGCCCAGCCAGAAGCCAGAGAAACGCCGTTGTTGGGTAGCTGCGACAGCACCATCTGGAATGCGCCCTCTGGGTTGTCGTACGCAGCGCCGGCGACGTTCTTGACGCCTTGCCACACGGTGTCATCCCCAGCAGCCTGACGGCGACCGAGGTCTTGCTTGAACTTGCCAAGCTCGACAGCTTCTGTCTTCTGACGCTCCGCCGCTGACTTGGCAGAATCAACTACCGCCTCGTTGGCTCCAATGGTTGTAGCGCCAGCGGAGTACATCGAGCCGGCAGTATCTTGTGCGCCGCCGAACAATGCCTTGGCAGCGCCCTTGAAGAAGCCTTCCTCTTCTGGTTGCTTGAACGGCAAAGAGACGGGCGTTGCCTGAGGCGTAGATCCTTCAGGCTTCGACTGAGACTCAATAAAGTCCAGACCAATGCGCTCAATGCCGCCGGCGGACTTAGCTGCTGGCGCAGGCTGTGGCGCAGGGGCTTGAGCGGGGACCGCTTGGGGCGATCCAAGGTCAGAGAAGTCCAAGCCAACTCGCTCGGGCTTTCTGATGTTTTGTAACGCAGTCTCAGCATCCAGATGAAAGTTGGGTTGGATGCCGTATGCGCGAGGTTCTGCCATAAAGCCCCCTGAAAATTATTGTTGTGGTCTGCCAGCGTATGGAATCAAAATGCCATCGAC